AATTTTCGTAAATCATTCCCCTTGGAGTACAAAGGCAATCGCAAGGAAGCGAGAAAGCCTTTGGGCTACTCTGAGTTACTAGATTATGCCATGATGCACTATGACATTGAGATCACAAACGGTATCGAAGCTGATGATCTTGTCGTATACCTTAAAACTCATAGCGATGAGGACTTTGTTCTCTGTGCAATCGATAAGGATGTGCTGTACCAAACTGAAGGTACTCACTACAATTACAACAAAGACGAAGAGGTTAGAGTTACTAAATGGGATTCGATAAAATACGCTTACTATCAAACACTTACTGGCGATACCTCTGATGGTTACAAAGGTTGTAAAGGCATTGGGGATAAACGAGCTAGACGTATCTTACATGGCTTGGAGACTGAAGCAGATCTCTGGGCTGCTGTGGTGGAGGCGTATGAGGCTGCGGGGCAAACTGAAGAAGAGGCATTATGGACTATGAGATTAGCCAATATGCACCAGTGGGATGGAACCCAGATTGTACTTTGGAATCCTCCAGAAATAGAAAATCATAACTGAAAGGACTATTAAGAAGAACTTAAGAATATCTTAAGAATTACTATAGATAGTTATTATAATTATTATTATTAAATAATACTTTAGATTATCTATAGTATTCTTAAGTATATCTTTAGAAGGAGACAAAATGCTTAAAATTAACCCAGATACCTTACGGGTTGTGATCGACTACCTAGTTGCCCGCTACCCAAATGAGTTACCTCGATCTGTGACCACCCTAGAGCAGCTCCACATGAAAATTGGTGAGCAGCACGTTATCCAAACTTTATGGGAATGGCTAGAGTACATGGAGAATCACAATGGCAAGTCCTAAGATTATCCAGTACGAAGAGAAATACAGATTACACCTAGCCGCTTTGCTACAAGAAATGTCAAAAGAGCTCTTTGGTACAGGCATGGTAAATGTAGACAAGTTTATTAAAAACCATTGGGTTATTTATTTATTACTGTCAGATGACAAAGTTGTTGGTCTTAGTTCGTGGATCATAAATGATTACTTTGGGCTACGAACCCCAACGGTCGGGAACACATATTTATTTGTAATACCCGAACATCGAAATAGCAAGTCTAGTTATATCTTGACAGCCTCGTTATTTTGCAAAGTCTCGGCAGAGACTAATATGCCACTCGAAGTTTATATAGCCTCCGATAATAGTCGCAAGGTGCTAGAGAGTAGGCTTGAAGGTAAACACTCGTATGACGTCTATGAGTATACACCTGAACAAGTCAAAGTTGGTTTTGACGGTTTAAAATATAAAAAATATACTTAATCGATTAGGAAAAAATTATGAAACACAAGATGCACGTTATTGTTGATCGTCGCCAGAATGGTGGTGGCAAAGGTGGTGGTAGCACAGTTGAGAAGCCTGTGTATGTTCCGCCTCCAACAGCTCCGGCTGTAATTGAGGCAGCTACCCAAGAAGAAGCTGTAACTCCAGAAGAAGAAGAGAAGCGTCGTAAAGAAGCTTTGAAGACAGGTGCTAAGTCACTACAGATCCCAGTTACAGGTAATATGGGTGGTAACTCTGGTGCTACTTCAACTACTGGTGGTGGTACTGGTTCTGTAGGTACTGCAAAATAATAGGAGGGCGTAATGTCTTCCATTACACTATACCCAGATATACCATGCTCCTATCCAACTACAGTAGGATTAAATGAAACACTTGTAGGTGACAGCTCTACACTAATTGCTGCTTTCCGTAATGAATCATCGATTGCTAATCTACGGGCTGTTCTACAGACTATGCACTTGTTACCACATGAGCCGTCTGACGACACAATGATGACGATTCAGTTTATAGCCCTTCCTACAATTATAGGTGGAACTTGGAACTCAATCACAGGCAGCCAATTAGAGATTAATACAACTGCCTCTTCTTTTATAAGCGGTAAAGTTGCTCTAACGCTCTACTCAGATGTCTCAGCAGCACACGGAAACTCTCCGGCTACAGCATCAACTGCTAATGAAGATATGAGTAATCTTGGGTTAGAGTTATATGTTGGACAAGCCTTTGCTGTTGTAGCTCAATGCGAAACAGCTAGTGCTACAGCCCACTTAGCATGGTCATTTAATTGGCTAGAAAAGGATTAATAAATGGCTACTAAAGTTTATTCAGTCGAGGAGCTTATCGAAACCGAAAGCAATTCTCGTGCTAAATTCCAAAAACTTGATTCTAGCCGTTCTTCAGTTTTAGACCGAGCTCGTGAGTGCTCTAAGCTAACGATCCCTTCTGTTGTGACTGATGACGGTCACACAGAGTCAGATGATCTAACTACACCTTATCAGGCTGTAGGCTCACGCTTGGTTCACAACCTAGCAAACAAATTATTGTTAGCGTTGTTACCCCCTAATACTTCTTTCTTCCGTTTGTTACCTAACCCCGAAGTTGTCGATGTACTGAAACAACAAGAAGGTAACACCGATGAGTTAGAAAAGAACTTGGTGACTATCGAAAATGAAATGATGAAACAGATCGAGCGTGAAGCACTTCGTGTGCCGATCTTCGAGGCTATCAAATCATTGATCATTGGTGGTAATGCACTATTGTTCAAAACTGAAGGCGGTGTTAAGTCGTATCGAATGGCAAACTATGTTGTTCAGCGTGACTTCTCAGGTAACCCAATCGAGATTATTGCAAAGGAAAGTCTATCTAAGCATAGCTTACCTGAAGACATCTTACAACAAATTTTAAGTGACCCAGATCTGCAAGAAGCAGAGAAGGTTACAATCTTTACCCGCTGTATCAAAAAAGAAGGTACATGGTATATGTTCCAAGAAGTAGAAGGCTTCGTGGTTGAAGGCTCAGAGCAGACCTTTAAGGCAGATGATGAGATCCCATTCATCCCTCTACGTTGGACATCAATTAATGGCGAGAACTATGGTCGTGGTTTAGTTGAACAGTACTTAGGTGATTTCCGTTCACTTGAGGCGTTGTACCAACTATTGCTAGAAGCTTCATCGGTAATGAGCCGAGTGATCTTCGGTAAGCGAGCAGGTTCAGTTCTTGACGTTGACGATATCAACGAAGCTGAGAATGGCGTATGTATTCTCGGTGACCTTGAAAACGACATCACTGTATTGCGAGTAGACAAAGGCGCAGATCTTAATGTTCCAATGAACATGGTACAAGATCTTACCCGTCGTCTTGAGCAAGCATTCCTAGTGGCATCTTCAGCTGCCCGTGACTCAGAGCGTACAACCGCTACTGAAGTTCGCATGATGGCTGCGGATCTAGAGAACTCTTTGGGCGGTGTGTACTCCCTTCTTTCTCTTGAGTTGCAATTACCACTAGCATCACTACTACTAAAGCAGTCTAAGATCAACGTACAATCATTGGGCATTGATCTAGTTATTGTCACTGGTGTAGAGGCTTTAGGTCGTACAGCAGAGTTAGATCGTATTCGTCAGTTCAACGCTTTGATTCAAGAAATTGGAGCACCAGAGATGGTATTGTCACGCATGAATGTAGGTGTGTACATCGACAAGATTGCTAATGCTTTGTCTATGGATGCTTCAGGTTTGATTAAATCAGATGAGCAATTAGCTCAAGAACAACAAGCACAACAACAGCAACAGATGATGCAACAAGGACAACAAGGTCTTATGAATGCAGCTGAAGCTCAGTTGTCAAAGTAACAATCACAAGGAGACTATAATGGCTGCTACTAAGTCACTATACGAGCTAAAACAAGAAGCTCACAAAAAGAAAAACCCTAACACTATCACAGATGCAGATTATTATTTGCGTGATAAAGAAGAGGAAGCCAAGAAAGGCTATCCCAACACTATCGACATGACTCCTCCAGAGCCTAAGCCTGTTAAGAAGGCAGCAGCGAAGGAGGATTAATCATGTCTGAAGAAGTGATTAATGAAGTCGCTTCGGAAGCACCTGTGGAGTCTCAAGGGACTCCTCAGCTTTCCGAGCGTGAACAGATTGAACAAGAAGCAATTAACCGTTACCGTGAATCACAACAATCGCAAGAGGAACGTGAGTCAGGTATGCCAGAAGGCTACAACGAAGACGGTACTCAGCAAGAAGAGCTGATTGGCGGTAAATTTAAATCTCAAGAGGACTTACTAAATGCTTATAAAGAACTCGAGAAGAAAATGTCGTCTAATCAAGAGAAGCCACAGGCACAACAAAGTGAGCCTGAAGCTAATCAAGAGGCTACAGCTGAGACGGAGACTGGGTCATTTTCCGCTGCCAAGTTTGAGCAGGAGTATGCGGAAAACGGATCGCTTTCTGAGAACTCGTATGCTGAGCTAGAAAAGCAAGGTTTCTCAAAGGCTCAGGTTGACGCTTACATTGCAGGTCAATCTTATTACGGTGAATCTGTTAAGACTGCTGTCTACGATTCTGTAGGCGGTCAAGAGAATTATTTGGAAGTAATCAATTGGGCTTCCGATAATATGCCACCCGAGATAATCAAAGAGTACAACGATGCTGTTGATTCCTTAGATCAGGCTAAGATGCTACGGACTCTTGAATACATGAATCTGAAGAAAAACGGATCACAGCCAACAGCCCCTCGTCGGCTTGAGGGTGATGCTCCGGCAGGTGGTATTCAGCCGTTTGCTTCTAAACTTGAGTGGCAAAATGCACAATCGAATCGCTTATATGGCAAAGACGCTAAGTATACAAACATGGTCGACCAACGTTACTTAGCCGCTCGCAAACGCGGTACGATTTAACCAATTGAGCCCTTGGGGGAAGTTTCTCGTCTCCTTTATTCTCCCTTGTGGCTCTACTAACTCTACAAAGAGACTCCTCGATGCTTATGTTTATTTGGTACTCCGTAAGCCCGACATACCTACGATGCGCTCTAGGTACTAGGACAACTTAAAGAAGAAGAAAAAACTAACAGCTACGAGATTACATATTTAATATAACTATAATCATTGAGGCAATAAAAATGGCTTTAACTGTAAATAATATTGGTAACAATAGTTCTACTCCGCGTGGTGTACCAACGGATATGGACAATGCACTGGAAATCTACTACGGCTCAGTCTTGACTGCATTTGACCGTAAGCAGGTTTTCCTTGATTTGGTGACCACTAAGTCTATCGACTCAGGTTCATCAATCTCTATCCCAGTAATCGGTCAAGGTTCTGACTCAGATACTAACACCCACGTTCCGGGTACTGAGCTCA